TAATCAACTTAATTTAGAACAAAATAAATTCACGTCAGTTAGTAATAAAACAGATGAATTAAATGTTGTTAAAAATGTTTTAGATGATTTAGCTAATATACAAGTTAATGTTGCGTTAAACACATCTAATATCCCAACAATAAAGGCTGATTTTTTTATTAATTTATTAAAAAATCTACCATTAACCTTACTTAACCAAATAATAACACCTAAATTTATAACATTATTCGCTATAAATCATCAAATAATTTATGGTAAAGGTGAAACTTATGATGGTCCTATAGATTTTATAAAGAAAAATAAAAAAATATTCAAAGAACTAGCTAAAAGTATAATGAATATATTAATAGCCTCATTATTGGCTCTATGTATTAAGTTTTTACAAAATAAAATAGCACAAAAATTAGCTGGGGATAATATTGAACAAACAGAGAATTATATTCGAATAATTAAAAGTTACACTTCTTTTGGTTTAGAAGTTTATAAGGATTTAAATGATATAATAGAAATTTTAAACACATAATATGGCCGATTGTAGAAGTAACGATAAATCTAATTTTCAAGAAACAGATTTATCATCAATAACTAAAATATTAAAAATAATTAGTAAGGTTTTAAAATATACTGGTAAACCACCAATACCTATACCACCACCACTATTATTGATAGGTAAAAATTTAAGACCTGGTATGAGTGCTAGGAATTTAGCAGCCAGAGTGATATCTAGATTAGAAAGTGACGCAAATATACCTATGGGTGATGTTTTCGCTGATGGTAGTAATTCTGAAGCTAAAAAAGTTAGGGTGATGTCTGAAGAAATTGTTAATATGATTCAGACTGAAGCTAAAGTTGATATAGCTATAGACCCTGGAGCAATACAAATAACAGCAGCTGGCTCAGCTGGCCCAATACCAGTGATAGTACAAGGTGCTAATACATTGTTTGCTACTGGTGGTGGTGGTGTTAGATAAAAATATAATATGAAAAATAAATACGAAAATAAAACTAATAACGAGATTAAATCAACAATAAAAAGACTCGAATCGGACTTTCTAGCACTTAAATCAAATTTATTAAAAGGTTATGATTCATTAATTAATATAGAAAATGAATGTTTAGAAGCCATTAATGAATTAAAAAAAAGAAATAAAAAATAAAATATGTATAATTTTAGCTCTAAATATAGTATAGGTGGTACTAACCAATTTAATAAAGCCAAACCTTTCAGTAATATACAATTCGGTATAGTAACTACCGTTGGTAAAGTTGACGTTAATTTAGATTCTGAAAAAAATAAAAGTAATGACGTTAGGTTTAATTCTGACGAACATAGTATTAGATGTAGGATTATTGGTTCTAGTTATGATAATAAATATTCAGATTCTGAATTACCTAATTGTTTTCCTTTATTACCTAAACATTTAAATTTTGTACCTAAAATTAATGAGGTTGTTATGGTTATACTTTTAGGTGAGGATGATAGATATTCAGATAGATTTTATATCGGACCAATAACATCATCGTTAAGTAAGTTAAATATAGATACTATCGACACGACAGCTTTATCTAATTTTAGTATAGGTAATACAACCCCATCTCCACAAATAAGTAAAATAACTACAGCTAAAGGTGTCTATTCAGACCCACAAGATGTAACAATACAAGGTAGGAGTAATACTGATATAATACAAAAAGATAATGAAATAATACTTAGAGCTGGTAAGAGTGTTTTAAATGAACCTTTAATATTTAACAAAAAAAATCCAGCATATATACAGTTAAAATTTAATCAAACGATAAAAGATTCTAACGGGAATAGTAAACAAATATCCGTTAATAATATAGTAGCTAATAAAATAAATTTACTAACATATGACGGTGGTAATCCAGTTTTTAATAATTTAACAAATGTGGATACATCAACAAATAAAGCTAATTATATAACAGACAAACAACTTAATGAAATCCTAGAGACCGCACACCCTTTGGTTTTTGGTGACACTCTAGTTAAATATTTAAAGTTACTAAAATCAGCTTTATTAAATCATGTTCATAATGGTAATGGTAATATACCTACTGATAGAACGGATAAAGATAATACTACGCAAGTTGCTGACTTCATAAAAAACGCTGAATTATTGGAGAAAGAAATGATTAGTTCGAACATTAAAATTAATTAATAACTTTTTATTTTAGGTAGTTTTAATATAAATATTAGTATTTATAAATAAAGAAAAGAATGGTAATAAGGACTTATTTTAATAGGAATAATACATTATTATATAATAATAAAACAAATGTAGGTATGAACCCTATAACACCTTTATTTTATGGTGGTAACGATGTTTTAAGTTATAGTAGATTTATTTTTCAATTCGATGAGAGTAGGATTAGAGATTTTTATGAAGATAAAACATTCAGTGATTTATCTAAATTAAAACACACATTAAAAATGACTAATACTGGTGCTTTTGACAAGAGCTTAATTGGTAAAACTACATGTAGTGGAGAAAGAAGAAGCTGTTCATTTGATTTATTGTTATTTAAAATAAATCAAGAATGGGATGAAGGTGTTGGTTATGATTTAGGTGATTGTAGTTATGATGGTGAAACATCTACATCATTCGCACCATCAAATTGGTTTGAACCTAGGACTAATGAAGTTTGGGAAAATGGTTTCGGAGTATATACTGGTGAAACTAGTGGTATCACTCAACAACATTTCGAACAAGGTAATGAGAATCTTGAAATGGATGTAACTGATTTAGTAAATAATTATATAACTGGTGAAACTAACTATGGGTTAGGGTTAGCTTACCCATATGAGTTAGAACAATCATCAACACCAGAAAAACAATATGTTGGTTTTTTTACTAGACACACACAGACTTTTTATGAACCATATATTGAAACAACTTACTTAGAGGTAATAAAAGATGATAGGAACGAATTCTTTTTAGATAAAGATAATAAATTATACTTATATTCAAATTTAAATGGGAACCCAACTAACTTAGATGAATTACCAACAGTTAATATCTATGATAATAATGAAAATCTAATTGCTAACATACCACCTAGTGGTGTTACACAATCATCTAAAGGAGTATATTATATTAACATTAATATACCAACAACTGAAAATACAATTGATTGTACACAATTTACTGATGTTTGGAGTAACATAAAAATAAACGGAATAGATAGACCAGACATTGAGTTAGACTTTGTAGTTAAAGATTCTTTAGGTTATTATAATATAGGTTCAGATGATATGTTACCTAAACAAGTTGGAGTTACAGTAACTGGTATTATGTCAGATGAAAGAATACTTAGAGGTGATATAAGAAAGGTGATAGTTTCAACCAGAATACCTTATACTATTAACCAAAAACAAAATATAGATTCTTTAAAATATAGATTATATGTTAAAGAAGGTAGAAACGAATATACTGTAATTGACTTCCAAGATATTAATATGGCTAACATTTATAATTATTTCTTATTAGATACAGCTAGTTTAGTTCCAGGGACTTATTACATAGATATAAAAACCGAATCTAATCAAGAAGTTAAAACACTAAAAAATATTTTAAGTTTTGATATCGTGAGTCAAAGTGATTTAAGAATATCACAGTGATTTAAAATTAAAAACCATACAAACAAAAATCCGATAAATATTTATCGGATTTTTTTGTTTATTAGAACTATATTCACTATATTTGTTATATAAATTTTATAAATATGATTGAAATTAATAAAACAACATTTGAAAAAATAGAAATTAAACTAAAGGTAGAAGATGGTTTATATTTTTTTAAAGTAATGGAAGGTGGTATTGAGAGTTTTATAAAAATACATGTTTCTGGTGAAAATTTTAAATTTACTAGATTAGTTGATGGTGATGAAAAATTTGCAATAATATATAAAGAAGGTTATAAAACACTACCTTGGGTTGTTGAATGTTACTTTAACTCAACAATAAATGGTTATGATATCACAGAAGAAGAATTCAAAGAAAAAAAAGAAAAGTTAACAGAAAAAATATGAGTAAAAATATATTAATAACTGGGGGTGCTGGTTTTATAGGTTCACATTTAGTTAATTTATTAAGTGAAAAATACGATAATTATAAATTATACGTTATAGATTCATTAACATACGCCAGTGATTTAAGTAACCTAAACTGTATGTCTAAAATAAATAGAACTAGTTTAATCGAGAATGTTAAATTTTATAAATTAGATATAGTTAAAAACACAAAAGAAATAAATGATTTATTTAAAAATGAAAAAATAACTGACGTAATACATTTAGCTGCAGAATCTCATGTTGACAATTCTATATTAGACCCTATGACATTTATTAACACAAATATAATTGGTACTGTTAATTTATTGAATATAGCTAAAGATAATTGGGGAGAAGGTAGTGACAATAGGTTTTACCATATATCAACAGATGAAGTTTACGGTGATTTAGAGCTTAATGACGAACCTTTTAAGGAAAATACACCTTACACCCCATCTTCACCTTATAGTGCCTCTAAAGCAGCCTCAGACCATTTTGTAAGAGCTTACGGTAGAACATATAATATGGATTATGTTATCTCTAATTGTTCTAATAATTTCGGACCACATCAACATGATGAAAAATTAATACCAACAGTAATACGTAATTTAGTTATGGGTGAGGAAATACCAGTTTATGGTAAAGGTAATAATATTAGAGATTGGCTTTGGGTTGGTGACCATACTAAAGCTATTGATGTTATTTTACATAAAGGTAAAAAAGGTGAAACATATAATATCGGAGGTGACAATGAATTAACTAACATTAACTTAATAGAAAAAATATACCACATCTATAAAAATTTCTATGATGTTGGTCGTAAGTACATTGGTAAACCTTTACCTATAAAATATATCACAGATAGGAAAGGACATGATTTTAGGTATTCGGTTAATTCAGAATATCTAAAAAATAACTTAAAATGGGAACCTAATAAAGATATGGATAAATTATTATTTGAAACCATAGGTTACTATTATAAAAAATATAAAAAAACATGAATATAAAAGACATGACATTAAAAGAATTAACAAGGGAAATTAATAGAGCTAGATTTTGGGTTGAACAAAGTCCTATTAAAAAATCTTTAAAGTTAATTAATAAAATGGAAAAAAGGAAGAATAGATTAATTAATCAAAAATTAATATAATAAAAAAAAGGATAACCTAAGTTATCCTTTTTTGTTATATTTAAGTAATCCTAAGATTATCTTAATTCATTAATGTTAAATGTTTGCACACCGTCAACTCTAACGTGTCCGTAAAATCTATTATTTACAACCTTCTTAGCGTATCTAGTCATGATACCTTTAACTGGTGCAAAATTGAACGGGTTATACATTGTAGGAGTTAATTGCATTGGAACGTATGGTGCATAGATGTAACCAGTATCTAATAACGACTTTCCTTTGTGTCCTATAATAATTGAGTATGCTGGTGCATATGGGTCTCTATAAACTTGGTATCTACCAGATAAAGAACCTACTCTTTCAATACCCATGTTATATTGGTCTTGCTCTGGGTTAGCATCACTTACGTGGAAGTATTCTAAATCATCAAAAATTGCTGATACTTCAGAAGATACTACGATAAAGTTAGCTCCACCTCTTAAAGTAGACTTATGAATTTGAGCTGAAACTTGGTTAACTTTAGTAATTAAAGTTTGGTTCCAGTCTTTTTGTGTATAAGGACTAGCAGCTGAAGAAGCTTTTCTCCATCCATTATAATCCCATCTTAATTGCCAAGCAGCAGCTTTTCTTAAATCTCTTAAGATTTCACGGTCAATTTCCGCAGCAACTTGTTCAGATAACATAGCTGTTAATTCAGCTTCAGCATCAATGTTGTGGAATGCACTAACATCTTGAGCTAATTCTGGTGACCAAGTAGCTCTTAATTTTCTTTCTTCAACAGAAACAACAACTTCTTCTAAGTTAAAAGTAACTTCTCCCATTTCAGTTTCTAATTCAAGACTTGCGTAACGAGCCCAAGTAATAACAAAAGTATTTTCACTAATTGCACCATCAGAAGCACCGATATAACCATCATAAGTTTCTGTACCTTGAGAAGGGTGAGATAAATCTAATTCAATATATAATGCACCTTCAGCGTCACAAATATCACCATAAGAAACAATACCCTTACCGTATTTTTGTGTAACTAATCTAAAAGGAACTTCAGAACCATCAGCAAAGATTTCATTACCATCTGCATCATTTATACTAGAACCAGAAGTAACTACCTTTAAAGAAGCTAAAAATGATTCAGTATCCATTTCATTACCATCTGGACCAGTTAATAAACCAGCACCAGTATTTTGGAAATTAGTTACTTTTATAATAGCACTTCTATAAGTACCATCAGTAGCTGTAGGTAAATCACTTAATACATCATTTGGTGCATCTTTAAAATCACCATTTTCATCTAAAGTTTGGAAATCACCATTACCAGTAATAATTTTGATAGCACCTTTAGAATTATCAAATAAACCATCATTATAGAAAAGGTCATAAAGACTTTTAGAAAAGAATTCAGTAGGTTCACAACTACCAATTCCAACACATTCTGGTAATGCTACACCAGTTTCTTCACCTTGTGATAACCCACCCATAGACGAATGTGTACCATCTGCATTTCTTTCAGATGTTTGAGGTACGAAGAAGAATAATTTACCAATTGGCATATTCATAGCTTGTACAGATACAACATCGTTTGCTAATAATTTAGAGAATACTCTACGTACAATTGGGAATACAACTGTTTCAAAAGAACCAGAGTTAGTTGCAGTAGTTGATTCGTTTAATAATGTTGTCGCTTGATTTTCATATAACTGAGCAACGTTTTCTTTAACGTGACCTTTAAGACCTTCTAAGAATCCTAAAGAATCCCATTTTGCTTGGGTTTGTTTACGAACTTCTTTCATATAGTTTAGTCCAGTGTTTCCAACTTGCCCAGAATTTAATAAATGTGACATAATTTTTATAGTTTAATTTTTAATTTATTTATTTATTCATTATCTATTGTTAACTCTTTTCATTAAGTCAACAATTCTAGAAGTTTCTTTATCAACATAAGCAGTAGATTCGTTTAATTGTTTTGATGTACTACTTGAAACTCCTTTATTTATTTTATTTTCAATAGATTCATTAAGTGACTTTCTAGAACTTAATTCACTAGAGATAGTTTTAAATAATTTTTTAGATTCTTTTAAAGTTGTCACTTCGTTATCAAATCTTTCAAATATATTCTTTTTTTCAGCCTTAGTAGTTGAGTGTTCCATAAATAACTTAGTTACGTAAGTTAAGTTAGAATTAAAAACAACTGTTTCTGCTAACATTGTTCTGAAACTTTTAAGTGCATCTTTATATTCACCATTTCTAGCTTTAAGAGCCTTAGCTTCAGTTAATAATTTATTGTATTTAGTTTTAGATTCATTGACTTTTTCACCACCTGGGTTATAACCATTAGCGACTGGGTTTTTACTCCCTATTTGTTTTGGTAAAGCATAATTCCCCTTAGTTCGAGCTGCTTCCTCAATCTCATCACCTTCAACATCTTCCAATTCAGTTAATTCTTCCTCTTCAGACATAACCATTTTACCTTCAGCATTAGCGTATTTTACAGCGTCATCATCAAAACCACCGTCTAAATTATCACCAGAATTTGAATCTTCTTCAGCTTTTTGTCCTTCAATATTACCACTAGCTAAATCACCAGACATTGACTTATTAATGTCACTAGTTGCACTTCTAACGATATCTTCGTCTAATGCAATTTCATACATAACATCTTCTTCCATTTCTGGTTCCATATCCATTTCTGGTTCCATATCTATTTCTGCTTCCATATCCATTTCTGGTTCCATATCTATTTCTGCTTCCATATCCATTTCTGGTTCCATATCCATATCAACACCAACTTCAGCACCCATGTCCATATCAGCACCCATATCAGCAGAACCACCTTTAGGATTTTTAATCACAAATTCACCAGGTTCATTAACTGTTAAATTAACATCACCAGTTTCATCATCTACAACTACTTCTATTTCATCATCGCCAGTTAATTTTTTATAAACTGCAATAACGTCCTCATCAGTTGCACTTGTCATATCCATTTCTAACTCATCCGATGCCATAGCATCCATTCCACTATCGTAATCACCTTCAAGGTCATCACCTCCCATAGAGTCTTCCATTTCTTCAGAATCATCAACGTCTACATCTTCCATTTCTTCAGCGTCATCAACATCATCCATATCAGCTTCATCAGCTTCAATTTCTTCAGTATCTTCCACATCATCCATTTCTTCAGTATCATCAACATCTTCTTCTAAATAATCTCCTTCTTCTAAAGATTCTTTCACTACACCATCAATTTCTTCTAACGCTACGTTACGAAGTATTTCTTGGGCATTGGCAGTCAAAGCTTCTTGAATACGTTTAGCATCCAACATAGCTTTTTCTAAAATTGATTTTTCACTATCAGCCATTTTTATGTTTTTTGATTTTAATTTGTAATTATTTAGCGTTACATAACGCTTTTGATTATAAATATGTTTTATTTACGTAAAAAACACATTTTTTTTATTTTTTTTTATAAAAGAAATTTATTTATCTTATCTATTAGTAAGTTATCTGTTTTTTTAGTTGATTCAGTAAATGGTTTAGCTTCTTCTTTTTCTTTAAACATCCAAGAACCTGGTGTACTAGGTGATGTAACAACATCCCAACAAATAATTTCAAAATCATCTTGAACTATATGGTTACCGTTAATTTCAGTTAATGAGCCAACACCCCTTGAAGAGACACCAATCATTATATTATTCCTAAGTAAGTTAGCAACCTCGTCACCTTTAGTTGACACTATACCATAATTAATATAACCAGGGCTCATAAGAATTTCCATTTTACCCATAAGAGTTTTACCTTCCCACCAAGTCTCAATTATAGTATGAGATATTCTATCACCAGCAATGATTGAACTTTCTGGGTGGTCTAATTCACCTATCGCTCTCCTTTGTTGTATTAATTCTTGGTAACGGTTATTTTCTCTAACTAATATTTCTTTAGGGTAAATCCTACCGTTCCTATTTTTAACGCTATGTTTTTGTAACACAACATAAACTACATATGGTTCATTAACTGTTGGTGTACCTTGCCCTAAAGTTTTCATCTCATTAATGAATGGTTTATTTCTAGAATCATCTGGTGATATATAACCAGCATCCGATTCAATCATAACACCGAACCCAGTGTTACCAGGTTTAATTATTTTTATATCTGACATAATTTAATTGTTTATATAATATAAATATAGTCGGACATAAAAAAAGCCCTTTAAAAGGGCTTTGTTTTATTGTTTGTTTTTTTGATATTTAAAATTAGGTTCTTCATTAAATACTTCATTAATTATTTTATTAGTTAAAATACTTAATGTTTTAATTATTTCTTTTTCTTGTATTTTAAAACCATGGATTTGGTATAATGTTATTTCACATGACATGTAACTTTTTTTTCCATAATTAATGCCAGATTCTCTAATATCCAAATCTACTATTAATTTATTCTTTTCAAATACTCTAATATCTATATTATCGAATATTTTTTTTTTAATTTTTTTATTTAGGGTTTTTATAATCGATTTATAAGAAGTTAAACGTTCAATAGGTTCAATCCAAGAAACTATATTAACGTACAATGATTTAGGTTTTTTATTATCTACAGTACCTAATTTAATTTTGAAATTATCCTCACACTTTAAATCTATTTCTTTACCTTTTTTCTTTATCATATTTATTATAATTTATTTTAAATATAATAAATATTTCATTTAAAGTCAAACCATTATTTATTCATTAAAGCTATAAATATACCAAATGCTATTTGAACTATAGCCCAAACAGTAGCAGCTATAGTCTTAAATGTATTTAGACTTAAAACATCAGTTTTTATATCTCTAATAATTGTTGGTGTTGCAACTTCATCCATTTGTCTCTTCCACATCTGCAATGCTTCAATTTCTTTTTCAAATGTTTCAATTTTATTTAATTTACCATTTATTTCAGATAACGTTTCTTGTATTTTTTCATCATTTTCATTTAATCTCTCTAATTCAGCTAAAACTAGTTTAGAATATTCATTCCAACCATCATTTTCTTTACCACTCATTTTTTGTTAAATTTTTAATTTATATCTGTAACGTCAATATGAGAACCAACCATTCTTAAAGGTTCACCATTTTCGTCCCATTCGGTAACCACACCTCTACATAATATTTTTATTTTATCACCATTCTTTTTCAAGTACGTTATAATAACTCTAAATGGTTCTTTACCTTTACTTTTGAAGTGTTTTTCCAAGTTTTCTATTACACGAGTTTCATCTTCCTCACTTATTAAAACTTTAACTTTTTCAAAAAAAAGATTATCATCTTTTAAATCGTAACCTAATTGTTCTTTTAATGAAGGACTAAAATACCTATAATTATCTTTAAATTTCCATTCCCAATAACCATCCTTACAAGCATCTTTAATTGACTCGAACATATCATTAACACGTTCTTCATTAACTACTGTTGTTTTTAATTCCTTAATTAATTTTCGTAACTTTTCTATATTTTCTGATTTCTTATACATATTTAACTTAAATCTTTAGATAAATTAAGAATCTTACTTATATCTTCAATAAATGTTTCTTCTTTAAATGTTCTATTTAATAAATTTTCTTTAGCAGATAATAAACTTTCTTTAACCATTATGTCTGAATCACTTAATCTATCATTAATCTTACTTAAACATTCTTTTACAGTTTTGTTAAAAAAATCACCTTTACCTTTAATATCATCATTAATGATTACATTAACTAAATTAATTTCAGATTCACTTAAGTCACTGTATGTTTGGTTAAATTTCTCAACAGTTAAGTTAGTAAGTAATTCATTTGAAACGTTAAAACTTTCATTCACCACTTTAACTTCTTTATTTATAATGTAATCAGCTACTTCAAATAATGTATTAACTATACTTCTAGAATTACTAACATTTCTTTCAGTCATTATTAAATAATTAATGTTTTTATGTAATTTCTTAACCTCTTTATCTTTATATTTAAACTCAATATTATCTGGTAACGATTTAGACAACTTATCATTCGATTCTTTTATTTTAAGTTTAGTAAAAGGAGTCATAAATGATAACGTATCTTTAATAAACTCAATAGCCTTTCCCTTATCAAAAAAAGTAACATTCTCAATACTTTCATATATTGAGAATTGTTTTTTAAGGATTTCATCTTTTTTTAATAATTTAACATAATCCTTGAATGTCTCCTTAGAACCACCATTTTCAACTCTAATATTTTCAGATAAAATATTATTAAAAGAATTTTTAATTTCACCAAAATTACTCATATTCGCTTTTTATTAATAAATATACTTTTTATATGTAAAAGTTCTACTCACGCAACATTTTATTAATGTCGTTAATCATATTATTAATATTATTATTAATTTTAATATTTTTATTTTGGACTTTAACTTTTTCATTCAATATCTTACTATCATTAGATTTAATATTTTCCATTAATTTTTTAGTGTAAATATTATTATATTTTTTAACTTTTTTATCTAATGTATTTTTTTGTTCTACTAATAAATCTTCAACCCTTTTTATCGATTCATCTGTTCCACCAAAGTCGTCACCACCTTCACCGAAGTCTTCATCGCCACCTAAGTCTTCATCACCACCTAAGTCGTCACCACCTTCACCGAAGTCTTCATCACCACCAAAGTCGTCACCACCTTCACCGAAGTCTAAACTACCTAGACCACCACCTCCGAAACCACCATCGTCTCCAGAATCTTCACCATCACTTTCAGCGTTAGGTCCACCGTTTTTAGCCACTTCTATATCACCATAAACCCTATCAACAACATCAAATGTACCAGTATGTTTTATAACATTTGCTGTATTTTCCATCTCAGCTGATGTTGCTTTTTCTAACCTCTGTTCAAGTAAATCTTGTTTTATTTCGTCATCTGACCAACCTAAAATCTCCCTTTTACCTCTAGTCATAGACATAACACCGAAACCATTCCCAGCATCACTAACGGCATCTTTATATAAACCAACCTTAGCTGCAGTATGTTCGATTTTCATCATTTCAGCTTGTGTTGAAGGGTTATTTAAAGTTAATGTAAAATTATCTAATTCGTCTTCAAAACCTAAAAGAAATAAATGTAATATTGCTATTTTATTTAATTCTTGTATCATTGCTTGTTGTATTCTATTTATAGTTCTAGTAAATCTAATATCTTGTAAAGCTAAATTTTTACCATCACCATTAGTATCCTCAAAACCTAAAAAAGGTTTAGGTACCCTTAATGCTGTAAATAATTTCTTTTGTAAGTATTCTATATCAGCAATTTGGTCTAGATTAGAAGCACCAGCTAAAGTATCAATAGGGTTAGGTGCATCTTCACTTCTAACTGGTATGAAGAAATCTTGGTCATTAGCCATTTGATTATATTTTAAATCAATTTGACCAGTTTGTGGGTCAATAATTGGTGTTCGTTTAAACCTACTAGCAATATCATCAACATATGCTGGAACATCTTCATCATCTATATTACCAACATATATTTTGTAAACCCTTCTTTCTGGTGCTCTAGTTATCCTATAAATTAACATAGCATCCTCAGAAAGTAATAATTGCTTCCATATTCTTCTAGCTTTTTCTAATACAGAAGTACCGTAAGGTAACTTTCTATCGTCACCTAATAATCTAAAATGAGCAATTTGCCATGAATTAAACTCAACATCCTTACCTCTCCAGTTAAATTTAACCTTACCATCATCATTAGAATCAGTGTTAGTTAAATTATTATATAAATCACCTTCTCTTCTCTCAATTTCAAAATTAGGTAATTGTCTAATACCCAAAACACCAGATTTATCATCAATATTAAGTAAACAAAAATTATCACCATATTTACATGTGTTTCTAGTCCACATTGGTAGTGATGTATGAATATCTAATCTATTAAAAAATAAGTCTTCTAATATAGTTTTAACTCTATTAGAGTCTGAATAAATATTTAACATCCTACCCTTGTCATTTATAGTTGTAGATTCTTCCATCATAATATCTAGTGCGGCAGAAATCTCTGGGTAAAATTCCATTGATTCAAAATCACTATATGAACCAATTCGAGTAGTTTCTTGGTGTATTGATTGTTGAAACATTTCACCATCAACTTTTTTCCAAACACCACTTAAGTATTTATTTTGTTGTGCTTGTAATTTTTTAGCCTCATACTCGCTTTTATCTTTTGTTTTAAACAAAGTATCACCACTAACATCATATTTGTTAGTTGTTTTTTTTGGTACATTAACACCATCTGGACCAAATATATTATTTAATCTTTGAAAAATAGTTATTTTTTTCTTATTCATATTTTTAATATTTTATATAACCTATATATAAGTAATTTAACAAAAAATTAAACCCTTATTGTACATAATCACACTGAACATAAGCACTTCTAGTTGCGTTACCGTTAATAACTACAATAACATAACTGTATGTCGATATACGGTCATCACCTTGAGTACCTAAAGGTGTTGAGCAGAAAAATGCTTGACTTTTCTTAGGTTTACTTTTTATATCATTATTAAACGGTGCCCACTTATATAAAGAACCACCTTTTTCATTACCATTTTTTCTAATAAATACCCTTTTCCCTTTTAAACTCATATCTTTAATTATTTAGTTCCACTGAATAACCATAAATAATCACCGTTAGGGTCTTGCATATTTTTAGAGACCTTACTGTTAAATTTAGGTTTTCCAGTTGTTTTTTTATTCCTATTATTTTTTGAAACAAATCCATTTTTATATTCTTTATCATCAGAACTACCACCACCAACACTCCAGCTAGATAATATAGCTTTATTTTGATTTTTTAATTTTTTTAATTTTTTAAAAGAATGTTCTAACACCCACAAAGGCATAGCTAAAGCCATTAATAAATCATCATGATAACCATCCATATGGTCTGGTCTACCATTTTTATATATAAATGTCTTCATCTCAGAGGTGGTTCTCCTTGATTTAACTTTAATACCATTAGTTCTAATCATATACTCCAAATGTGCAATCATTGGTAACCTAACACCGTTAGCATTAAAACCAGGCATTTTACTATCTTTACTATGATATTCTAATTCGCTTTTTTTACTATTAAGTACTTTAGTTCTACTATCATCATAATGTAAATGTTTATACTTAAGTTCGATAAGTTTTAATACTGTTGATACACCCATACCACCAGCTATATCCACTACGGTATACGCTTCATACATATTACCGTATTCATAAACGATTTCAGCTAATAAATCTGGTTGAATTTTACCTTGATATTCAAAAACTTGTTCCATTGTTGTAAAATCTAATATCCATATTGTTGAAGCATCTTCACCATCACCCCTACTAACATCAACCCCCATAATATATTGATGCCCTTCCACTGGTTTATTCCACATCCAATATTCAGATTCGATACCAGTTGTCCAAAGTGGGTCAATTACATTATTATCTTCATGGTATTTAATATCTTCATCCGAAATAACGTTACCACCAGAACCTAAAAATGAAACATCTAACTCTTGTGCAATTTTTCTAGCATTATTATTAAGAGTCATACACATATCTTCATACCATGAAGATGTGGGTTTATAACCTTTTTTAATCATACTATCATATTTCTCAACAATAAACTCAACCTCAGTTATTGATTCAGTAATAACACCCTCTTTATTTTTTTTAACCCATCTTAAATCTTTATTATATCTTGGGTCCTCATACCACCTCATCTCACATATATTATAATTATTTTTACCAGTTTTTGATTGGTCATATGTCTTATAATATAAAGGGTCCATACCATTAGGTGTTGATATTAACATAACTCTACCACCAGTAGCACAAGATGACATTGCTGCAGCATAAACAGCAGCCCCGTTATCTATAAATGCAGCTTCATCGAAAACCAAATATGTAGGTGTATACCCCCTAAGTGCGTCTTCAGATGTTGCAACTGCAATTATTTGTGTTCCGTTAGGTAATTCTATTTCTATTTTAGAGTTTGATAAGAATATTTCTTTACTTTCCTTTTTTTCGTTACCATAATATTCTGGCCCCCAAACCCATCTAGGTAATTGAGCTAAAAAATCTTTTATCCCTTTAACAAATTTTTGAGCTAATTTAAGTTTATTAGCTATAACTAATATCGTCTCTGGACTTTTAGGGTCACAAAAAGCAGCTTTAATAGCCATATAAGCTTGTGTAGTAGTAGATATACCAGCTTGTCTAGGTTTTGTAACTAAATTATATCTGTGTTTTTCGTAAGCTTTAACAATCTCTTTTTGTCTAGGGAATAAGTTAAACGGCACAAAACCACCTTGAGTTAAATCTTTAGTTTGTAAGTAGGAACTAATAGCGTATTCTGGGTCACTAATACATTTTCCATATTCCGTTAATATTTCACTTCTTGTTAACATATTATTTTTATTAATAAATATGTTAAAATATATAAAACAAAAAAAGACTACTTATGTAGTCTTTTTATAATATTTAGTTTTTAAGTTTTAAATTAATTCATCTGATTCAAAAAAACTATCACCCATTGTCTCATTAAACTCGTCTTGTTTAATTTCTTCCTTAATATTTTTTACAATATCTAAGATTAAATTCTTACCTTTTTTAGTTTTAGCTAAAACTTCTTGCATTATAGAATTAAATTCAATAGGTTCCATTTGACATAAATCACTGTAAACGTAATGTTTTAAATTTATATCTTCATCTGGTATTGAGTCACAAAACCTACCCCAGATACCTGGACCAAGTCTCATATCCCAAGGTTCAGCATGTAAAAAATCAGCCTTACCCAACACATATTCAGCGATATTTTTTTCAGTAGGTAAACCTTTAGATGATAATACTTCCATAACACCTTTAACTAATTCATGTATTAAAACTGGGAAACTATTAGCTTTAACCTTAATAATTGGTTTTATTTCACCATTTTCATCTTCAGTATTATAATCACACTCACATAACCCACCAGCTACACCCTTAGTCATATCTGGTACTATAAAATACATATAATCAGCAGCTGACATAAGTTTTTTGTAATTAGGTAATAATCTAGGGTTAAGTTCAGTTAATTCATCACCTACCATGTGAAACATGTGGTTAACTTTTTTAGCAGCCCCTTGATTCATTGCATTTAACACTCTTCTTTTTTTTACGTTAGCATTTGCGTATTTAATTTCTTCATGGTCATTAAACTCTTCATCTAACATTTTAGGTTTTTTATTTTTATTTAAAT